TTGCCCAATCCTTTCCGAGGTCAGCCCTTGGTTCAAGGATCCCAGTCTTGAAGACATGGGTCGCAAATACTGGAAGAAACGCAGTTATGTGTTCCAAGGCTTTGTGCGTGAGAACCCACTGGCTGACGACAAGACACCAGCAAACCCAATCCGTCGTTTCATCATCGGACCTCAGATCTTCACCCTGATCAAGAGTGCTTTGATGGATCCAGAATTGGAAAACTTGCCAACAGACACTATGAGTGGTCTGGACTTCCGTATCACCAAGACACAGAAGGGCGGCTACGCTGACTATAACACTAGTAAGTGGGCTCGCAAAGAATCAGCACTCACTGAAGAAGAACAAGTAGCCATCGAAACACACGGCTTGTTTGACTTGAGCACATTCTTGCCCAAGAAGCCTACTGATGTGGAACTCCGGGTCATGAAAGAAATGTTTGAAGCATCAGTAGATGGCAAAGCATTTGACATGGAGCGTTGGGGACAATACTTCCGCCCAGCTGGTATGCAAGCACCCTCTGGTGCCGCAGCAGCAGATGTGGATGAAGATGTTCCGGTGGTCAAAGCACCAGCAGCCAAGGCACCTGTGGATGCGTTTGAAGACGACACTCCTGTGGCAACAGCACCAGTGGCCAAGCCAGCAGAAGGCAACAAGAAGGCCGAGGATATCTTGGCCATGATCCGTAGTCGTCAAAATAAGTAATGCTGACTGAGATAGATTCTATCTTATTTCCTGAAAATTGTGAAGTGGTAGAGATGCCACTTCACAATCAGTTTGTTTATCTGATTCAGAAAAACGGATCTACTAGAATAAGAAAAATTCAAAAATCTGAGAATTTAAAATTGTTTGTAAACGAACAGATACAAGATCTCAATTTTGTAGATGTATACATTCGTCATCCTACTGACCGTTATGTAAGTGGAGTGAACACATATCTGCATCACTTGAGGATTGATCATCCACAACTAGATCTACCTACTGCATTTTGGTTTGCCAAAGAATACAAATTTTTAAATCGACATTACCTTCCGCAATTTCATTGGATACTAAATCTTAGCTGTTACCTAGCACCTCATACGAAAATTAGAATAAGAGACTTTAACAATTTTGGTATTATCTCCACCGACATTCATCGTGCAGGAGTGATACCCAGCGATGATGACTTTAAGAAAAAATTGCTAGATAACAACAATGGAATAGAATTTTGGTTATTCTTAGATCGTATTCTGTTGGATTTAGTAGGGCAAGAGATGACTTGGACTGAAATCCTGAACTATTATAAAAGCACACACAAATCAACTTTTGATATAATTTACCAAAGGTTCGCTTTAATTTCTAAAAATGTACTGCCCTAGGATTGACCATTTTGTAAGATTCAACTCGAATGGTACCATAGGTCGTTGTGGTCATATGGTGAATCCACCTCAGTTTGACACATTGGAAAATTTAGAATCCAGTCTGTGGCTTAAAAACATCAAATCCACAATAGAACAAAATGAATGGCCAAAGGAATGTGTAAGATGCCAGACAGCAGAATCAATTGGTAATAAAAGCATAAGGCAGCATGCCCTAGACGATCATCCTAGAAATAACATTATTAGATCCGACTATATTTTACTAAGTGGAGTATTAGATAATATCTGTAACAGTGCTTGTCAAACCTGCAATGAGAATCTATCTACAAAGATAGGTAGTTTAAAATCTAAAAATTATATCAAGATCAACAACAGCACCCGGATCGACCAGTTACCATTGGATAGAATAACAAGGATAGACATCAATGGCGGCGAACCCAGTTCCAGTCCAAACTACTTGAAACTATTAGATCAACTGCCACCTAATGTAAAGTATCTACGCCTCAACACTAATGGTAGTCGGGTAATGAATGCATTGCCCAAGTTGATTGATCGCGGAGTCAAGATCACTGTGACCGTGAGCCTGGATGGAATAGATCGCATACATGACTATGTTAGGTGGCCTATAAAATGGAAAGAGATTGAGCAAACCATTGCTACATACAAAACTATGAGCTTGCATGAGTTAAATACCTGGACTACAGTATCGGCACTAAACATCGGTGATTTTAAAAACATACAGGCATACACCAAAGAGCACAACATAAAACATTCTTGGGCATTGTTAGAGCAACCAGAAGTTTTAAATATCAGGTACAAAAATCAATTTACTAAAAACGCAAGTGTGCCAGCAGAACTTGTTGATTTAGTGGCCTCCGGCGCGGATAATTCTGACCAGTTAGAAAATTTTATCACAGAGCAGGATCGTTTGCGAGGCATACAACACAAGGATTACTATCAATGAAATGCTATGTGGAATTTCCTTGCGAAGATATCAAAATTATTTCTTCAAAGATATATGATTTCTTGCAGAAGCATACAGATGTGATCGACACCACCCAGTTTGGCTGGCATTTTATCGATTGTAAATCTTTGCTAAAACATGTCCCTGAGTTGATGGCATTTTTTAGAAAACATGACCTGTTACCAAGACATGCAGCCATAACTATAATTGAAACCAACGAACATTTGCCTCGACACATAGATGAACCACCAGTGATAGCAAAATTAAATTTACCAGTGATCAACACAAAAGATTGGGTCAATCGGTGGTACATTGATGATAAACTGGTAGCAGAATATATTGACATGCCCAATCCTATAATTTTCAATTCACAGATAGAACACAGCGTAGAAAAATTTGCTCCTACCAATCTGCCCAGGATTGTAGCCAGTTTTACATTTCATAACGAACCTATACATTTACTAACATGAAAATAGCAATCACCGGACATACCGCAGGCATAGGAAAAGCACTAGCTCAAGTCTTGACCACACGAGGTCACGAAATCTTAGGACTGAGCAAACGCGATGGACACAACATTAGAGTCATTCCTAAAATTGTTACACAAGTTGAATCTTGTGATATGTTTATAAACAATGCTCAAGCAGGCTACGCCCAGACTGAATTGTTGTATGCTGTATGGGAAGCTTGGCAAGGCCAAGCCAACAAACACATTTGGTGTATCGGGACCATGATGGCACAATGCCCGGTAGATCCCCCTGTTCCTGGACTGTCAGAAATTAGTATGAGTGCATACCGTACTCAGAAAATAGCACTTGAAGAAGCAATAACTCAACTGAGATGGAAAAGGTACTGGCCCAGCATTACTTTGATAAGACCGGGCGCTGTGGCCACTCAATCAGGACAGATTCCTGGATATCCTTATTGTGAAGTTGATGCGTGGGCCGATGTTGTAGTTTCTTCTATGGTAGCAGCCGACCAACAAGGTATGATTTTACAAGAATTATCTTTGGGATGCAGTAAAAGCATGGCAGGATTATGACACCAAAAGATATGTTAACCAATCGTTATTTCTGTCCTATACCCTGGACAGGTCTCATGTATAATTTTGATGGAACAATAAAAAATTGTACCCGTAGTGCAGGTACACTTGGAGACCTCAAAAATGACGATTTACAAGATATACTAACTAATTCTACTAATGTCTCGGCACAACAAAATATTATAAATCATCAATCAGTATCAAGCTGCCACACCTGCTATGATCTTGAAGGAGGCAAAAAAGGATTTGATATCATTAGCGATCGTATCTTCTATATACGAGAACTTAAAAAAGTTCCAACAGACACTTATCAACCTGGTAACTTTGATCTTCAGACAGTTGATGTGAGATGGAGCAATCTCTGTAATTTTGCATGTGTATATTGTGATTCTGAATTTAGCAGCAAGTGGGCGGCCGAAACCAATCAATATGCTGAAACTCCTTCAGATATACAAAAACAAAAATTTAAAAATTACATCTTTGAAAACGCACATAAATTAAAACATGTTTATCTTGCGGGTGGTGAACCATTGTTGATGAAAGAAAATCAAGAATTTCTAAAGCTGTTGAAATCCACAAATCCAAGTGTGAATCTTCGTATCAATACGAATCTTAGCAAACTTGATACTCAAGTATTTGAACAGATATGTGAATTCAAAAATGTTCAATGGACCGTGAGTGTAGAAACCATCGAAGAAGAATTTGAATACATTAGATATGGCGGCAAATGGACTGATTTTCTAGACAACTTAAATATAATTAAAAAATTGGATCACAAGATCAGTTTCAACATGATACATTTCATATTGAACCATCAAAGTGTATTTGGTTGTGTTGATTTTTTGAAAAATTTAGGATTCCATAATAACAGTTTTATAATCGGCGCATTGCTAAATCCATCCTACCTAAATATTAGACATCTTCCAGATGATGTGTTACAATCTGTGAGAGATATACTGCAAGACAGGATCAATCAACATCCGGGGTATTTGTTGGAAGACAGTTATCGAAACATGTTAGCGTATCTAAGCACACCATATGAAAAAAATCTCAAGAGAGCATTTGAAGAGTTATCTGTTCTAGATCAACGCCGTGGTTTGAACAGCCGAGACATATTCAAAGAACTTTACAAATTAGCATAAAAGGAAACTACTATGGGAAAACCATTTGACGTAAGCAAATTCCGCAAGGAAATTACCAAAAGCATTGAGGGGCTTTCGATTGGATTCAACGATCCAACAGACTGGATCTCTACAGGCAACTATGCCTTGAACTATCTTATCTCCGGAGACTTTAACAAAGGTATTCCGTTAGGCAAGGTCACTGTGTTTGCAGGTGAATCAGGTGCAGGTAAAAGTTACATCTGCTCCGGCAACATCATCAAGAATGCTCAAGCACAGGGCATCTATGTAGTGCTGATTGACAGCGAGAACGCACTAGATGAAGACTGGCTCAAAGCCCTGGGTGTGGATACCGGCCAAGACAAACTGCTTAAATTAAGCATGGCCATGATTGATGATGTGGCCAAAACCATCAGCACATTCATGAGCGACTACAAAGCCCTACCCGACGGCGAGCGCCCTAAGGTCATGTTTGTGATTGACAGTCTAGGTATGTTGCTTACCCCTACTGATGTGAATCAGTTCGATGCAGGCGATATGAAAGGTGACATGGGCCGTAAGCCCAAAGCACTCACTAGTCTTGTGCGTAATTGCGTGAACATGTTTGGTTCGTACAATGTGGGCCTGGTCTGTACCAATCACACATATGCAAGTCAAGACATGTTTGATCCTGATGATAAGATCTCCGGCGGACAGGGTTTTATCTACGCTAGTTCAATTGTAGTGGCCATGAAGAAACTCAAACTGAAAGAGGACGAAGATGGTAACAAGATCACAGATGTTATGGGTATCCGCGCTGCATGTAAAGTGATGAAAACACGCTATGCAAAACCCTTTGAAGGTGTGCAGGTCAAGATTCCTTATGAAACAGGTATGAGTCCTTTCTCCGGCATGGTAGATCTCATGGAGAAGCGCAGTCTGCTAAAGAAAGAAGGCAACAGCCTGGTGTTTGTGACTAGCGATGGCGAGATCATCAAGAAGTTTCGCAAGAAGTGGGAAGCCAATGAAGAAGGTTGTTTGGATCGTGCTATGGCAGATTTTGGGAATCAAAAGGAAGAAGTAAGTATCGTCGAGGAGGCAGTAGAATGAATGAAGCAGTAGCAGTGGCCAGCGAGATGTGGTCTGAACTCAAGCGTTATGTAAACACCGTAGATCGTGATGAAGCAGCCGAAACCGTGGTGGCCATCTTGATCGACAACGACTGTGATGTAGATGACATCAAAGAAACCTTCAAAGGCGAACCTGATATCAAACGAGCGTTAACAGCATATCTCGACAACGACAAATCCTACGAGGACGAGGATGATGATGTTGAGGAAGAAGAAGATCATCACGCCGACGACTGGGAAAACTGATGGATAAGTATTTTCCTATCAAGACGGCAACCGCTTGCCAATTGAAATGGAATTGGAGTACCTTGTTTCTTTACGAAGGAATAACTAAAAGTTGTTTTCGTACTGGTGAAAGCAAAATAACTCCCGAAACTTTTAATACTTTTCATAACACTGAAAAAAAACAATCTGAACGCAAACTTATGTTACAAGGGCAATGGCCCGAAGATAGTTGTAAGTATTGTCGTGATGTAGAAAATGCAGGAGGATTGAGTGATCGCTTACGCCATCTGACTATACCAAATCAATCCCCTGTTGAGTTAGAATCTGACCTCAACGCTGTAGTAGTTCAACCTACTATACTTGAAGTGTATTTCAGCAATCAATGCAATCTGTCTTGTTTATATTGCGGCCCTAATCTGAGTTCAAAAATAAACGCAGAATACAACAAGCATGGTCGATTTGAGAAAAATGGAATAATACTAGAGCCGATTAACATGCTTGACTCACATGCAACTATGTTAGATCAATTCTGGAACTGGATGACCGAGCACTCTATCAATTTGGTAAGATTTACTGTAGCTGGTGGTGAAGGATTTTATCAACCTGAACTCGAGACTTGCTTGGAATATTTTGAATCAACATATCATCCTAACTTGGAATTTAGCATATTGACCAATCTAACATTACCACCGGCAAAATTGGAAAAGTACATACTGAGATTTAAATCACTGATCTCCAATGGTAGACTCAAACGCATTGACCTACATTGCAGTCTTGACTGTTTGGGTGCTGAGCAAGAATACACAAGATACGGATTGAAAGTCGACAACTGGATCGCTAACTTTGAAAGATTGATGAAAGAGCGTTGGTTAACTTTGATTATAAATCAAACCATTACCTTGCTTACGATCAAGACCATGCCTGGATTGATTGATAAAATTAAAATTTGGAAATCACAAAGAAAAATAGAACATTTTTTTGGTACATTGGCACCGGGGCCGACTTATCTCTCACATCGCATTTTAGGAAACAAAGTGTTCAACGAAGACTTTGATCGTATTGTACAACTCATGCCGCGTAATACTGCCCAGGATTTATCTGCACTAGCATCCATGCAGAGTATTGCAGAAGATTATGCTCGATCAATTCCAGATCTGACTGAAATGCTAAAATTAAAAACTTTTCTAGACGAAACAGATCGTCGTCGTGGTACCGATTGGGCAGCGACTTTTCCTTGGCTAGTGAAAGAACTACAACATGTGGTATAGCAAGGTAGTAGCCAACTTGGCAGCCATCCCTGACTTCATTGATCACTATGAAGCAGAGCTTGATGCAGCCAAACGAGATTGTAAGATCTCGGGTGTGCTGGAAAAAAATATTACTGCTCTGCCCGGTATCACGGAACAACGCTTCAATCAACTGCAAGAAATCGAAGCGGTTTTGAACTATCTCAACATCCAACTACGCAAGATACGCAGGAAACACTTCCAAAAGTATCTGGAAGGCTATGCCCGGGCACTCACTAGTCGAGATGCCGAAAAGTACGCAGAGGGCGAAGATGAAGTTGTGGACTTTGAAACCATCATCAACGAAGTGGCATTGCTACGCAATCGCTGGTTGGGTATCATGAAAGGGCTGGATACCAAGCAATGGCAGATGGGCCATGTGGTTCGCTTACGCACAGCAGGCATGGAAGATATTACAGTATGATCGTCGTGCGTGATACATACTGTTATGAAACGCACCGCATTTGTAACAGGCATGACCGGCCAAGACGGTCCTTATCTAGCTAAACTGCTAATCGAAAAAGGCTATCATGTGTATGGCCTTGTAAAACG